GTTATAGCTTTCATGTACAAAGGTAACACGGCGATCACGAAGCAAATCAACTGCATAACGGAAGCTAACTGAATTTTGGTCGATAGCAAATTGCCAACCCATATAACTCCACCACCAACCGTTCTCAACTGGAGTATGAATGTCCTTGCCTGGTTGATCGCTTACTCTATGATGATGCCCACGATGTAGCGCCGCCCACCATAATGGACTGCCTTCACCTACTAATGTTGCCGCCCATAATAAGAATGGTTCGGCCCATTTGTGAGGTGTCCATGACTTATGACTTAACCAACGATGTAGTGTCAAATTGTTGCCAACACCGTCGAGTAATACCCAACCAAGTACAGCAAGTAGCAAGTAATGCCATGACCAGCCTGTTGCAACAGTGTATGCAATCGTAGCGATTGCGGCAATGTGGTATGGCAACCATATTGCAAGAATGTAAGGGATCTGGTGTGTCTTTCGATACAACTCAGCTTGTTTGTTCAACCAATTTTTCATGAAGTAGCTTTACTTAAAGGGATTGCCGTGCCTCCCTGGCTTGGCGGTAATGTGTTTTCTCTGCGTAGTATATATCTTCGCAGGTTCATATCGTGCGGATGTAGCGCATGTCCCATTAGTTCATGAATAAAACTATAGTGACTACGAGTGTTTGCTTCAATTGTACATTCAACAAAACTGTAGTAGTTTTCACGCACAGGTAGCATAATTTTGCTATATGCGGCTTCACGGTGTGCTGGATAGCTTACATAAAACTCGTTCATGCCGGCGGCTTCATGTACCTTGCAAAGTTCTGCAATAATAGTTCTAAAAACTGGAATAAACTTTATGCCCATGCTAGGACTTAGCAACCAGCTCAAGCTCCAACTTGGCATATGGGCCCAACGCTTAACACCAACGGCAGCTTGATACACTCCGTGCTCATCAACTAAAGCATAACACTGTCTGATATTGTAGTTATTAAATGTGCTTGGTAGCATAAAGGCTGAAAAGAACTTTCTACGTTTTTCGGCGTCGTCGATATCGTTTGATATTTTAAAATCTGGGTACTTGTCTGGATCCGTGTGTGCATAGATATGCTCTGCAAACTCTACAAGTCCTGGCAAATGATCAAGTGTCATTGGCATTAGGCTATATTGCATACTGTCTCTACTCCGTTAATTAAATTTTGTCTTAGTTCGTTAATGGGCATAACATAGTTACGCTCATCAAAGTTTAGGTTTGACTTGGCATAGACATTGTATCGTACATAGTCCCACAAGTGCATGTAATTTTCAACGCCGTGCCACTTTGGGCGTTTTCTAAAGTTGTATCCAAGATGCGAATAAATTTTCATCTTACTGCTAGTCCATCCTAACTTACCGTAAATTCGATCATTGACCAAATCGTCTACTGTTGGCAGTTGCAAGAATGCCAAAATAGATTCTGGGCTGTAGCTGTAAAAGTTGTTAAGTGCTGGAATGCCAGTTGCATCAGCAAATCTACGCCACACCCCGTCTTGGTCTTCTTTCTTTAAGAACGCCCAACGGTCATAATGTTCTCCAGTTTCCCAGTTGATGCTAGGTAGCTTTTCTAATTCAATTTCATCGATTGTGATCATTGGCGCATTGTAATCAAGTGCTACCTTCATAAGAAGTTGTTGATAGAAACTGTAACCTTGATAGCGAGCACCAATTTCAAATGCTTCCCCGCTCATCACAAACTCTTCTGGATCAACATCAATTACACTATATTTCAATCCCATGTGATCTAACATTCGCATAGCTGGGCCAATGTCATGTATATTCTTATCGTCGGGGAATCTAATAGTAACAATGCGTGGAGTAATACCAGCTGCCAAGAAACTTTGCAGTGCCATTTCGCTATCTAGGCCACCGCTTAGAAAGATAGTCAAGTCTGGATAAGTTTTGTTTAGTATGCGGGCAGTTCTAATTAGCTCTGCTTTAAAGCTCATTGGCTTACGAACGCATCCACCTACGCTCATTGATGTTGTTTCTAAATTATCCTTGCGCCAAACTTGATCGCGATCATTGCCGTACCAATATTTTAAATGCGAACGTTCTGTGTTTATAATCATGCTATCCCAAATTCTCGATCAATATTATTCATGCCGTCAAGTACTGCTTCAATGCTGGCAATTGGTTTTACTACTGCCCATTGTGGCGTGTTAAAAACATTTAACTGGCGTTCAAAGGGAACACAATCATTCCACCAGGTACTCCAAACTGGGCCTAATGCGCCAGCTTGGCCACGTACTCGACGCTTGATTGTAGTATAGATCCATTTGTTGTAATCATTGAATGTTAAAATCATACCTGCATGTCCGCGTTCTTTGCACCACTGCAAGTTTGACGCTAATAGGTATTTTGTAATTTCGTTATGAACACGATACTTTGGCAATAACCAGCAACGATTGCCGCCACTGCCAAATGCTCCTGAAAGCGAGCTTGTTTCTACTGCACTGATGCCTACAATTTTACCATCGTCTAGCAACAAGTCAATTTGGCCAGTTTTTTCTGTCCAGCGGGTTTTATTATTAACAATGTACCCAAGACCTGCAGGGAGATCATACCCCATATTAACCATTGCTGGTAATGGGTCATTTGCAATCTCTGCTAGGAAGTTTTTGTATAGTGGCTCTATACTACTAAAGTGTTCGGCGCAGGTATGAATAACTTCTAATGTCATACCTGTATGTATGACTTAATCTGGGTCTGTGTTATCCAAGCAAGCTACAAAATGAATTCTAGGCTTCATGCTGCCATTCATTGCTGAATGTTCTTTGGTAGTATCAACCCACCAGATATGCCCGTCTGACGGAATATGTCGCACAGCAGGCGGATTTGTAAAAATAAATCTTGCCTGTGGGTGCGTATCTATTGCAATATGAATACGCGGTGTCCTATCAGTGTGTATGCTATAGCAGGTGCGTGGCTGAATAGTTAGTAAGCGAGCTCTATAAACCTTAAAGGGAAGAGTAGCAAAAAACTCCTCCCACCAGGTCCCTACCAATTCAGGATGTAGCTTATCCCAAATCGATTCGTCAATGTCCGGCTTCGAACCAATGCCAGCGGCCCAATCATTAGAGCCGTCTGTTTGCAATGAGCATTGAGTATGATAGACTCCATTTGGATAGTCATACATTAGGGTGTATGCTTCCGCTTTTAGTCTATCTAGGTCAATTTGAAAGTCGTATCGTTTAAAGCGTCGGTCAGGTATCATGTAGTGCCAATAGCCATATATCTGGTGCATTTATAGAGATTCAGTTCCCCACTCCAGATAATGTTATTTAACCCACATGACGCAATAAACTCTTCTAATGTTTTATGGCAATTTACATGATCAGATACATCAAACATGTCATTACCTTGCAATACAATCATTGCTTTTCTTGGCAGGGTTTTGACCCATTCACCATGATCAGTAAAGTGCTCAACAATGGTGTCAATTACAATTGGTTTGTTATACTTTGCAATGTTTAATTTTCTTACATCTCTATTGCTGGTTCTAAACGTAGAATTAGTAATAGAATTTAAGTCTGAAGATGCACTATGCACTGATTCGTCAATGTCAATATTAGTCACAGTGTCAAGGAACTTGCCTTTCATATCAGCTAAGAAACTTAACATGCCAACCCAACCGCCTACTAATAGTACATTAGAAGCTTCGTCGGTTGCATACTTGCGAGGCTTTGGCAATACCTTAAGTACGTCCAATTGTTCAATTAACCATAATTTGCTTTTAATTTGGTTTCTGCTTAGTGCGTCTTTCCAATTTAAATCCGGATGTTCAGCAACAGATTGTGCGAGCCTATTAATATGCTTACTGCAACTAGGATAATAGTTACTCAATAGTTTGCCTAGCAACACTATGTCATTATCTTGTACTGCTGAGAATAGCGTAGTATTTTTGCCAAACATAAGTTCAAGCAATTCAAAAATTTTATAAAAATTGCTTGAAGATTCTTGTAATAATCCATACGCCCGAGCAATATAGTAGTAAGGGCTAATGCCATCATGCGTATTTGCTTCAATCCAATTATGCATGGCCCATGCGTTGCCTTCTATATTGTGTAACACTGTGTCATCAACTTGTGGCGGTGGTGCAATACGAGTAAATTGTTCTCCAACACAGCATACACCGTGTATCTTAATAAAATTATACAGTGTTGCAATACCTGCTGAATTAGAAGGATCCTTTACTGTGTCAAGCAATGGTTGCAAATCAACAAAGTTTTCACGGCCAACTTCGAGGATCAGGCCTTCTAGTTCAGCCTGCTCTCCTGTTTCAATCCAACGATGAAGAAAGTGAATACTGTGACGGTATCCAATTGCTTCGTCAGTGAAGTACATTAACGCTGATCTTAATTCTGCATTTTTATCCACGGAACCATCCATATAAACTTAAATTTGTACGCCATTCAACATCTTCATATGTCAATGGCTTGTCGGGGTGTAATTGTGTTTGTTTAATAAACGCACTTTGCTCTGCGTCAAAGTCTGGTAGTATCCAACCCAAACCATCGCTGATTCGCTTGCCTAAGCTCTTGCTACCTTTAACAGGGTCTGCGTCTTTGTGCATATCAAAGAATTCACGGAACCAATCATAATCGCGGATATTCACAAAGTCAAAGTCGTCATACTGTAACATCTTAACGGCAAGTCTTGCGCCATATACACTCCAAATGCCATGCTCAATGTCTCGACCAATAGTCATCCAAGTTAGTAATCGTTGATAATTTGCCGCATGCATTGTAGTTGGCCACTCATCAAACGCTAATAAGCGTCCTTGCTCCATTGAAAGTTTTACACCTTCACGGAAGCCAACGCGGAATGCTTGATAGGCACTGCCGTTTGTATGCACGTTGCTCCAGCATCCCGGTAGTTCTTTATAACGCTGAAAGTCCCAGCAAAAATCCACAGCATCGCGTTCTTCGTCGGCAAGTTCATGACTCTTCATGTTAGACAAGTGTTCGGTACTCCACATCTTTAAACCACCATTGCCATACATAAGTCCGTTTGTGACTTGACGGCCGCCCCAGGTGAAGCTGACCTGCCCGTTCATGTTTTGTGGCAGTGATTTAGTAAAAAACTTTGGATCAACTTGATTATCTGCATCTACTGTAATAACATAGTCACTACCTGGAAAACTGTCAGCGGCTGCTTTGTGGCAAGCATCAAATCCTTTTACCCCATGAACACGAGCGATTCGTTTATGTGGCACTACCTGTTGCAATAGGTCCCAGTGTGCATCAGCATTTGGTTCGTCAAAACTTAAAAATACAACAGGAATATCTGCAAAGGTAGTTCTTGTATTTTGTTTTTTTGGCTTAACGTTAAACATTGACATTTTTAAATTCTCCTCGCAACCAGTCCCAGTCGTTAATTTTATCAAGCATGCTTAGGTCGTCGCTGTACTGTAGTCCAAATTGAGATCCAGCCTGAGCGCCAAGTACGCTATATTTTCCATTGTGTGCTTCCCAGCCCACTGTGGCCCAATGTAATCTACGACGACTACATTCGTCAATTTCTGCCCAGTAAGAGTAAATGTTCGATTCATGATTGTAGCGATCAGCAATCAATACAGTTTGCACCTTACGATAAGTTGCACGTTTCTCTGGAGTCCAGTCTGCTTGTTGCGCCACATGATCTGATAGCTTTTGCAATTCTTCGTTTCTACTTGCAACAGCTTTGCGAACACGGCTTTTAATCATGTTCAATGATGCAAGTTTAGCACACTCGCGGAATGCGCCAATCCAGGCTGTTTCGGGTGTAGCATTAAATCGCGTTTCGCAACTGACTTGTTCTTTGCTAACCGTGGCACGGCCAATTGTTGTAGATAGGTCAATGCGCCATTGCTTATCTTCTAAGAATGGTGCTTGTGGGAACATCTTGATGCCACCGTAGCCGTACTCTAATCCATTTACTGGATTGCGACTTGGCCAAACTAATACACATTCGGGTTCTGGAACTCCCCAATGTAAAGTTTTAGCGTCGGGCTCCCAATGGAATTTAAATCCATCAAGAACCCATGCATCAGCATCAACTACATAAAAGTTTTTTGTTGTGCTTAACTGAGCACACGCACGATGTACTTCGTAAATGCCTTTTACGTTATCGACACGCTTTGCTGTAGGCGCAAGTTGAAGCAAGCGTTGCCAATTGGCTTCGCTGCCTTCTTCGCCCATTGAGATGAAAAAGATATCTAACATTACTCAGCGATAAACTGTTCAACATCACTTTCTTTAATGTGTGGTGCTAAACGATGTGGATTAAAGAAACTTGCCTTAAAGAATCTGCTACCAGCTTCATCAAGTTCAGCAATGTCTAATTTTAATTCTTGGCGAAGTAGTTTGCCTAACTTTACAGTTTCAGCCATAAGTGCTGTTTTACTCCAGTTGTATTTTAATATTGGACATGTTTCTTCGTCGCCAGCAAACATTGGCATTACTGTTTCGCTCCAGTATTGATTGTGCCATTCAAAATCTGCGACTAACTTGTAATCCCAGTCTTTGCGTAGGTTAGTCAAATAGCAACCTAGGCGAGCACCGTACATGGCCCACAGTCCATTTTGCACGTCTTGGCCAGCACTCATCCAAACTAACAAGCGTCGATGATTTTTAAAGTTGTTGCGTGAAGAAATTTGT